ACGCCTGATTATAAACCTTGTCGTGATTTTCTTTGCCAAGTTTCAAATAAGACGAAATTTTATCATAAAATGTTTCATATAAAATGCCGTACAGTTTATTATAAAATTCGTACATACGGTTTAATTTGATATTTGAATGCCAATCTTTTTTCTTTTGTGGCTGTTTAGTGTCACAAATTGTTGGGGTGGCACGGTCACGAATTATACGTGTGTTATCTTGCAATGCTTCAAGTGGCTTACTCCACGCATTCCAACGAGCAACAACATAATCGCAGACACCTTGTTTTTCGTCTGCCGTTAACTCTCTTTTTTTAACTTCGCCTAATTCATAATCACAGATAATCATATTAAACCACTTTTTTTATATTATTTAGGTGTGGGAGCCGAAACCCCCACACTTTTTGCATTAAGCAACAGTAATTGCACATTTCACAATTGCAGATGGATGAGAAACAACGCAACCACAAGAGCTCAACACAGACCACAACATTTGGAAGTTGTTTTGTGCTGGAATCATACGGTCACTTATTTTCTTAATTGCAAAGTGAGCAGCAGATTTGATACCTGCGAAGATTGTGCAAACGTTTGTAGATGTTGGCATATTGGAGCTTTCCAAAACAACCAAACCTGCGATTGTACCACGAACGATACCATCTTTCCACAAAGCGTTTTTGTCTGTCATATCAACTTTAACGAATGCTGGTTCTTTCAAAATGAAACGCATAACGTCTGGGTTAACTACGACATAACCAGTTTCTTTAATACCTTGGTCACCTGCCAAGTCAGAAACGTTAGAAACAGGTGTTGCGCCTGCTTTTTTCAATACAGCAGCAGCTTGTAACAAAACGTCATACATATCGCCAGCAGCAGCAGTTGTAGCGTTGAAGGCTGTCAATGTTGTGCCTGCAGCAGCTATAATTGTGTTCATAACGAATGTGTCAACGAATTTTGACAAAGCATACAAACCACGTTCGATGATTTTTGCTTGGAAAGAAACGTCTGCAGTTTTCAAAGCATAGTCTTCGAATTTAACAGCAGTTGCAGGTGTTTCTGTCAATTGCAATACATAATCATCAACAGCAGCAGTACCATAAGATATTGTGCCTTCTGTACCAGCTGTTCCCGGAGTTGCACTACGTGAGTAGTAATTTGCGACAGTAACCGAAGAATCGTTTACCATACGTAAGTGAATAGCATCAGAGTTATCTGACAATTCAGAAGAGTGGTCTACAGCGATGTGTTTATAAACACCAACCAAAGACAGGTTTTTCAATAACACCTTAGACCATTTTTCCGAAACGGCATTATAAGGTGCGATACCATTTAAAAATGCATTATTAGACATTATTTTTCCTTTTTTTTGTCTAGTTAATTTTTTTCGATTTCGGATTAAAAATTGTCTGTTCTTATCGGGCCCGAAGGTTATCCAACTTGAATCAGGTTTTATCTTCCTTACTTAATAATAAACAAATCTCACTATCTTTTTATAAAAAATCTTAAAAAAAACACTGAAATAATTAAAATTAATGCAAAAAGAGACCTTTCATACTTAATTTGCACTGATTTTATTTTTTCTTTGCAAATACTCTGTGCGACTTGTTTTTTTGTTTCTATTTCGCCTATTTTTGCTAATACAACATCAGTCTTACACTCTTGTGGGAGTGTTTCTTTGACGGCATCAACCGCCTGTTGAACATCGTTAAACGAATGCTCAACGGCGGTCTTTCTAGAACACCCGCCAAGGCAAGAAAACGCCATAATTACAAAAAAAGTTATTATAGTTATACGCATTGTTCTTTCCATGGCTACCACCTTAAATTAAAGTTTTCATTTCTTCTTCCAGTTGTTCCTTAATACTCATTGATTCTACTGGCTTTTTTGGTTTTGGTTGTTCAATATGTGTTGTAGATTTTACAGACACTGCTTTCTTTTCAGCTTGTTTAGCAAATTCTTTTTTAGCGGCTTCGTACCCTTTCTGATATGAAGACTTGCTGTATTCTTGAATTGCTTTTTTAACAGCACGAACATCAACTTGGGCTGGATTTAATTTGATTGCCATAGCCATTAATTCTTGGTTTGTGGCATCGTTCATAAATTCAGGGTCTTCTTCAACCATTTTATCTAATTCATCAGACAATGGTTTCAATAAGATTTCCTGACGATGTTCATTTGCTTGCATACGGATTTTAGAAGCAACGTTCATACTTTCAACTTCAAGTCTGCGGTCAACACGAGCATCCAAATAACCACGTGCTTGTTCTAATAAAGCAGGGTCGCCCGTACGTTTAAATTGTGACAACAAGTATTGTGCGTCTTTAGCATTTTCAGGGTCAGTTATAGTCTGAAAAGCCCTGTCAACCAACTTCCAAGATTCTTCAGCGATTTTAGCATCAACGGCTTTATCAAATTCATCACTTTTAACTTGTGAAACTTCTTTGACTTCTTGTGCTTTTTCGCCCAACTTCTTTTCCAAATTTTTATAGGCTTCAACCAAGGCTTCTTGGGTCTTAAATTTTCCCATAATAAGTTCTGGTTCAGCTGGTTTTTTTTCTACTGGTTCTTCTTCTTTTGGCTCTTCGGCCGGTTCTTCTTCCGCAGGTTCAGTATCATCAGCAGGTTGTTCTTCCGTAGCAGGTTCTTCCGCTGGTTCTTCAGCGGCAGGTTCTTCCTGTTTTGGTTCTTCTTCCTTAAATTCAGCTTCAAGGTCGGCCATAATACCTGTGCTTTCAACAGATTGGTCACCTGTCAATTCTTTTGTTAATGCTTCTTCGGTTATATTTTCCATTTTATTGCTCCTCTGTTGTAGTTATATTTTGTAGTTCTACGATGGCGTAATATGCCATCATAAAACCTTTAAATATTTGTTCATTTTCCCTATGCATTATCTGCGGTGCTTGTTCCTTCAGCAGATATTCCATCACCTTCTGCACATCCATCGTTCTCGCTGACAGGCGTAACTGTATCATCTCGTCTTTCGTCATTTTTTACTTCCTTTTTAGCTTTTTTTGTTGTTTTTTTAGGTTTTGTTTCTTTTTTGACTTCTTTTTCAACTTCAGTAACTAATTTTGCATTATCTGCTTCTAATGTTTCCATGTCAGCAGTAACGGCTTCTTCGCCACGTATATTCAAATCCAAATCAGCGATAGTCTTAGATGCTAATTCTGGGTCGCATTCTTCTTTCATTGTTGTAAATGGTTCCATAGCATCTTTCAAAGCATTCTGCCAACCTTCACGAATATCAATGCCCAACAATTCGTTGAATTTCATGCGGTCTTTGCAAGCAGCTAAGAATGCTTCTTTGGTCATTGGAATACAGTGGCTGAAAGCACCATTACGACCAAAGTGTACACCGTTTGATATAATAGCGAATCCACCAATAGATTCTGGTTCAAAAGAAAAAGCAATTAATTTTTTAGTCATTTTTTAACTCCATTTTTGTTTTTTGTTTTTCGCAGTACTTTTTCAAGCCTTCACGATAACGCTTTTCGGTTTGTCTTTCCAACTTTCCTGCCCACATAAAGTAGGTAGTAGGGTTGGCGTTCTTTTTATCGTGGCGTAGATACAATTCGTATGCTACACCAGCCAATTCTGGATACTTCTTTGTTAAATACGCCCATTTTTTCTCTTCCTGTATTGTCATGCTACTCCCCCTGCTGCTTTCATTAAAGACCGTTCCCACATATCTTTCAGATTAGATGTAGGTGATTTAGGTGTTTTTACAAAATCTTCAAGAACTGGGTCATTTATCATTACACAATATGATGCTGCATCAAATATATGTGATTTTGCATAATCAATAGTCTTCATACCAAAACGAGCGGGTATTTCTATAATTTTGCCATTTTCGTCATAACTCAATAACTTACAAGAGTGACATAGATGACGACATTCTGGATTAACAAGTATGTGTGGTTTCCCATCGACTCCACTAACATGCCAATCAAAGTTATTGACACGATTGCTTATACTGGTGTTTCTTCTTGGCACCTGTATTTCAAAACGTATATGATGCTTTGTCAACACCTGTTCGATAATCGCATAGTTCGAATACTCGGAGTTAGACGAGCGGTTTGCCCCAGAAGCATCCCCGTTAATAATCACAGGACGACCATCATACTTATCTCTGTATAAATTTACAAACTCTTCCGCTACCTTGTATGTAGATGCGTTTTCAAGCACGATTTCATCACTGAAGTAAAAATCGTGTCCACCGTTCCAGTGGCATATAACAGAACATTGCGGATTGACGTTAAAATCCAGTGACCAGTATATTGCTTTGCTCTCTTTCCCAATACCAACATTAACATCTGGGTTCCAAGAACGGACAACAGGTCGGTCTGATGTCCTACGTAAGTTACCAAGGTATATACGGTCATAGTCATCAGGGCGGTTCTTCTTTTTTAGTGTAATATCATGTAAAATCGTGGCTTCCAACGGGAAAGGATTATACCTATAGTCCTTATAACAAGTATAACTATCACTACGTCTTTCAGCATTGGGGCCCCATTCTTGATACACAATATCAGATTCATTATCAGGGTTAGCACTTATTATTATGTATGATTGCTTAGCACGAATTGTTGGCACCAACGCATCAAATGAAGATTTTGACACCGAAGCACCTTCTTCAATCCAACAGATGTTCACATTAGCAAACGACTTAATATCATCAACCCCAATTTCACGCAACCCCCTAAAAATAAAACTCGTGCCATTCGAAGCACGTATTGTATCGTTATATATAGCATAAGGGAGTTCGTATTCCTTAATAATGTCCTTTAACTGCGAGTGAACCGAGTCTTTTATAGATGTCATATGTTCACGACAACACATTATACGCAACGGTTTCAATAATCCCATTATTAACAAGCATTTCGCTATATTCGTAGATTTTGCTAATCCGTTACGACCTGTCAGATAGACAAAATAGCGGTACTGAAAATCAAACAGATTTTCTATTATAGGTTTGAAATCCGCTACAATTTCCATCTGCTTCATTCCGCATCCTTTTGGTCGCCTTCGGCTTGGCTCGGCAAAGAAGATTCTGGTTCGGGCTTTGGTGTTTCAATTCCGAAGTATTTTGCTAAGGCTGGGTCTTTTTCCAGCAATATCTGTTCCCACTGCTCAGGTTCAATAGGTTCGTTCAGCGATGGTATAAACTTTATCTCAATTCCGTCAGACGAAGCAGCCGCCATTTCCGAATCACTCGTTATCTTCGCCAGTGCCGTCATACCCTGTAATGCTTTAACTGTTGCTTCCAACAATGCTCGGTTTGGAGTTTGCCCGTTGCGACTCGCCTGCATCAACTGCGACTCTAAATGCCCAAGAATTACACTGCCATCAAGTTCTTTGATTTTTGCCAACCACTGCTTGTTTCCACTCTCTTCCATCTTCAGACAGAAAGTGTTCCAGCCCATCAGCTCCAAATCACGAAGTTCATCCCTAAAATACAACCGCTCAATCTGGCTCGTCAAAGAATCGTGACTGAGCATCTCTCTAAATTGTGTGCCGGGGTGCCGGTCTGTCAACTCAACCGCTGCTCGGTAATATCGCTCGCCATCCATTTCCATACCTTTCCTGCTGTTGTATATACATATATCATATCTTATCCTAAATTGTCAAGGGCTTTTTACAAAAAAATAAAATCGTGAAAATCGTGAATTCGTTTTTTGCTCGCAGATGTGAGTGGAGTTCGTTTTTTTATTATAGTGGCCACACCCCCGCCCCGCCAAAAAATCGCCGCCAAAAAATACCACCCCGGCACGCAATCGAATAATAACACAGCCGGCGCAGGCACGCAATAAAAAACTTGACAAAAAAATACGGCTTTTTTTCGGCTTTCCCAGTTTTTCGGCTTTTTATACCATTTTACCGATAGCCGCAGCGATTCCACCGATAAAAAAATAACAGCAAACACACGGAATACTTGCTTTTTTTACCGATTCCACCAATTCCACCAATAAGAAGTCTTACATAGAATATTAAAAAAAATAAGCCGAATATGATTTTACCCATTTTTGCGGTCAAATCGGTAAAATATCGGTAGAATTTTGGCACTAAAATATTTTTTATATTTTTTTTATTTTTTTACTTGACTTTAATTTTTATACGCATATAATAGATAGTATCAATTTGGTAGTATTTTTATTTATAAAAGTATTACAAACTTGACAAAAACAAACAAAAACAAAGGAGTAAAAAAATGGCAAAATATACATATAAAGAAATCAAACGAATAATTGAGTGGACACCTGCGGAACTCAAAAACAAATCAACAAACGAATTTGAAACATTGTTGGACTTAGGTTATTTTCGCCCATCAAACGCAAATTGGTCTTATCAAGTCAAGGCAACAATTTACAGAGGTTTAATTGTGCCGTTGGTTTTTGTGTTTGGTTGGTCTAAATAATAAAAAAGAGGCAAAAAAAATGAAAAGCACAAAAAACATTTTTACGACAATCTTAGCAAATATTATTTTTGGCTTGCTGGCTCTGTTCGTTATCTTGGGACTTTTAACACCAGACAAAGACAGATTTGGAAACTACACGCAGCCGGTCGCATACTGGACAGACAATTCATATTTTGAATCAAATTTTTAAGTTAGCAAAGCGGGCCAAAATTAAAAAAATAAAGGGGGAATAAAATGCAACTATTAAATCAAACACAAACACGCAGCGAATACAAAAGAATCTGGATAGCACTGAAACGGGCCAGAGAACACGGACTGAACACGGGCTTGCTGGATGCTTTTTTCAGTAAAGCACTGGAACAGGGCTACGACTTACAGACAGCACGGGCGGCGGTGTATTACGCAGCGAAAAATGGCGTATTTGGCTACTTGAACGCCTGGGAAAGATAAAACGGGGGCGAACTATGAACACACTATTGAACGCACTACGCAAAGCGAAAATTGACCAATACGACCGGAAACTTGCTAGCGAATATATAGACTACTACGGAATCGAACCGGATGAACTGGGCGAATACGCAGATGAGTTTGTATCTGTTTGCTACACTTTCAACAATGAAACGGGCGAACACGAACCAAGACCTGTTGACCAGTTGCCATTTGCAGACGTGACGCAAATCAGTGACTGGGAAACAAAATACGAATTTGGTGGTGAAACTATCATCAAATTCGACCCTAAAAAATATTTTAAGTCTTGTCTACAAAATTAAAAAATTCGTGTTATAATAGACACGAACCACAGAACAAGAACAACATAGACTAAGGAGTTTAAATATGTTTAAAATTGTAAATGGTGGAACCATCAAAAGAAATCCAACCTGGGTTGGTATAATATTCGGGAGTCCAAAATCCGGAAAATCAACATTGGCGGCATCTGCTGACAAGCCAATTTTAATTGACCTTGACCACGGGGCTCATCGTATTGCTGGAAAAGACCGCACGGGGCTTGACATTGTAGAATGTGATAAATGGGACGATTTTGTTGCGGTTGCTGCTGCACCAGAATTGAAACAATACAAGACCATCATTGTTGATACATTCGGGGCGGCGGTTGATATGATAATCCGTGACAAGTTTTCAAATGTTATGAACCCTGCGAAATGGGGGGCAGTTAAAAACGAAATAATGTCCATCTGCAACCAATTAAAAATGACGGGGCGTAGTGTTTTATTCTTGGCACACGAAAGCGAAGAAAAAAATGACGATAAAATTATAAAAAGACCACAATGTCAAGGAAAAGCAAAAGACGAACTGATGAAGATGCTTGACTTTATTGGACACACCACCAAGGCGGGCAATGATTATGTTTTGGAATTCGGGGGTGATGATTCAATTTATGTTGGCAATACTTTTGGATTTAACAATCGCTATGTGTTGCCAGATGTTCGCACTGAAGCAAATACATTTTTTAAAGATGTGATTGAAAAACAAATCGCCGACTTTCTGGAACAGGACGAACAGGCGAATGCATCGCTGATTGAAAAAATGACCACCCTGCGTGATATAATTGCGAATTGTAAGACCGCTGATGATTTTACCAGTGCAATTAAAAACATAGCAGACGAGAAAGAAATAACCAACGGTGCAGCGTTAAAATTGAAACACGAATTGGTTGATGCGGCCGCTACTGCTGGTTTTGAATATGACCGTGCATCTGCTGGTTTTGTTGCTAAAAAAGACGAACCAAAGGCGGAATAAGATGGTTGTATTTATTGGAGTTGTTGCCTTTATGGCGATATTGGGAATTGCTGACTAGGAAAGGGGATCGCTATGCCGTGGAAAATCACACCATCGCTGTATAATTCGTGGTTGTTTTACAGATACCCACAATTTGACAGAGATGCGGAACAGGAACAGAACGCAAGGGCAGAGTTTTTATCTGTCCTGAACAAAGAACATAAACCAGACACACCAGAACAAGCCCGTGGACATTTGTTCGAATCTTGGATTGAAATGTTGGCAACAGAAAAAAAATACGAACTCGCCGACCTTGAACCAGACGAATTGGCTTGTGCTAGTGCGATTGCTGATAATTGTCGTGACGGTGTTTTTCAAGAAAAAGACGGGCGAGAATTACCATCTGGAAACTATGTATATGGTATAGCCGATTGTATTTTACCGACCACCATCGTTGATTTTAAGCGTGTTGGCGAAGGGAAATATGAACAAGGCAAATATCAAAAGAGCATTCAGCATCTTGCGTATATGTATATCTGGGATTCAAAGCGATTTGATTACCTGATATGCGATGGCTCTGCCGAACCATTTGACGAGTTTTATACTTGGAACGATGGCTCGTTGGGGCTGTTGGAATCACGAATTGCATTGATGATACACGACATCAATTACGATGCGGAATTGGCGACGGTGTTTGCTGAAAAATGGAACTATAAACCAAAGGAAAAATAAAATGGGATTTACTAGTTGTTTAACGATTGTTTTTATTATATTCAAACTGCTTGGTGCGATTGACTGGTCTTGGGTCTGGGTCTTGTCGCCTTTATGGTTGAGTTGGTTGTTTTGGTTTATTATAGCAACCACGACCACGAGCGATTAAAAAAGTTTGGGCAAGGAAACCCCCCTTTGTTTTCCTGTTTGGCACTCCGCCGTGTAGTGTGCCCAGAAACACGGCATAAAAAATAATTGACTTTATAAAAAACCGTAGTAATATAAAACCAGCAACATAAGGAAAGGGTGTTGAAATGGCGAAAGAACTTTTTATTACAGATAATCAGCAAGCATTAGACCAAAGCGATTTGTTTTTCCCAAGAGCTGTATTATCTCGTACTGAATTAAATAAAATCAAACCAGAAGCATTTGTAGACGTTGTCCTTGACGGCAGCGATGTCGAGATTCTCGACCAATTCACCAAAGCAAAGAAATGGTATCTGCCGAATGGACTTGATTTTAACACGAATCTTGATATAATGAATAAGTCGTTTATAGGTGGTCGCAAGGCGTATGAAACACCTGCCCCACAACCACATAAAGCTGAAGACGACTATTTAACGGGGGTCGCCCTTTCCACCTTAAACAACCAGACCCCCGACCCTAATTTTGAAGAATATATTGACAATGAAATTCCACTTGACGAACAAATTGCAATCTTACAGCCATTGCTCGAAGGTAAGCGAATTGGTGCTGGCTCTATTGCGGAATTAACCCACCAACTTGTTCAACTCTGCCGTGCCAATGACTTGTTTGTTCGTGATACTGTGACGGGGCTGTATAAATCTGTATTTGCTCGCAAACCTTTAATTCCAGAAGCACAGGCAATGACGATGTTTGAAACGCACTTTTGGGACAAACTGGCAATTAAAACTCGTGGCTGGGCATTAGATAAAACTTCTGGGGAAATGATGCCGACTATAAAATACCACGATATAAAGCCACAGGAATTAAAATTATTGTGGCAGAATGTCGGGCTTTACAGTACTTTTAACTCACGTAAAGAATTTTATGAAAGCATACCTGAATGGGATGGTGTAGAACGCATCGCAACATTTATGAAGAAATACTTTAACTGCGACACCAACCCGAATTTTTTCTTGTTGTTGATGACCAGCATTGTCGCAAAGTTTTCGCCACGTAACGACTACTGCCCATACTTTTTCGATATTGTTGCCGAGCAGAAAGGTATTGGAAAATCATATCTCTGTAAGCGACTTGTTAATAAAAAATATGTTGGGTTCTTAAAAATGTCACGCAACCGTGGTATGTCTGACTTTTTTGTGGATGCTTATGACGGAAATAACGCAATCATAGTTGACGATGAATGTACTTGGTGTGGCAGTGGCCCAGATAAAATCAGTTATGACGAATTAAAAAATCTTGTGACAGTGTCTGACGACAAGTTTTCTCGTAAAGGAAAACAACCGGAACAACACGAACGCTCTTTCATTATTATAAGAACATCAAACTTTGTTCAACAAGTGTTCTCGACCAACGAACGCAGACAGATTATCTTTGAGTGTCACTTAGCAGAAAAAGAGTGTCGTATTAAAGACCTGCCAGACGAATTTTTCGACCAGATGCTCGCCGAAGCCAAAGCATATTACATTAAAAATAACGGCATATATCAACTGACCGATGACGACCAGATAGAAGTTAAAGAAACCAATTTAAGCAACTACAACTGGGAAACAAAAGAAAACTATGCCATCTTGGATTATGTCAACGCAGTGCGCTCAGATTACGACAAGTATGGTGTAAAATTGGTAGCACAGAAATTTGCTGCTGATAAATGGGGTTCACACCGAAAATATACAGATTGGTGCGAAGAACATCGCAAACCATCTTTGCCTGCTCGTTCTTTCTGGCGTGCGGTATCTGCCTTGGCTGAATTGCCTGAAAATAAAATTGCTGTGTTATCAACCCAAAAATACGATACAGCAGATGGTGGACACGCCCGAGTATTCCGTGTTGACCCAGTCGGTCTAACCGAAGAAGAAAAAGCAATTGACGAACTTGGTGATATGCCATTATAAACAAAAGGAGGAAAGGGGATGAATATGCAAAAATGTATGAAGTGTGGTGGAAAGCCATCACTCGTAATCATCGATGATTGTTTTTATGTTCAATGTCAGCACTGTAATAAATGGAACCCGTATCAGTTTTTGGGATATACTCGAGATGGTGTGATTTCACAATGGAACACAGCGAACGCAACAAAAGATGTAAAAAAAATTAATCTCAGTCTACAGATTAAAAAAAACATGATATAATACTAACATAAGGAGCGAGCAATGAAACGAATATTGATAGCAATTGCATTAACCGTAGTGGCGTATGCAACTGTGTGTATATCGTATAAGATAGGGGTTGCGGATGGCGTTCATCATGCCGAACAATGCCACAAACAATATGGTATAATGAAGAACGATTATGAAGAACACTTTATTTGTATATATTAAAGGGGTTATAAAATGATAGAAAGATTAGATGATGTATTAGTCCAATCAGTAGCAACTACTAATTGTATTACACACAAGATAAACGAACTTGTAGATGCTGTCAATGAACAACAACAGCAACTTAATAATCATATGTGTCGATTGGTGGCATTGGAACACACAGAAGAACCAGCAGAAGAATTGGTAGTTCCTTGCGAAGAACATATAGAATGGATTGGGAAACTATGTAAGTTTTGGGATTTTGCTGAATTTCCAGTATATGGTATTCTTGATGATGCAAACATTGGCAACTCCGGATATCCGTACAAAATAAAAAACGGAACTTTTTACCAAAACTGCGAACCTGTCAGCCCAGAAGATGATATTATCTACAAAAAGGATTAAAGATGGACAGATTTAAGTTTAGAGTGTGGTATAAACCATACAATGACTATGTAGAAAAACGCGACAACTTGGTGTTGTTGTCAGATGGTATATTATGCGAATATGACGGCATTGAAATAGATTCAGACAACTATATCATCGAACAATGCACAGGTCTGAAAGATAAAAACGGAAACCTGATTTATGAAGGTGATATTATACACGATTTAGGCGAAATTGAACCTATATGCAGTTTGCCACTTATTGTCCGTTGGGATGACCGAACAGCAGGATTTTATTTAGACCACCAAAAAATCGGCATGCGTGCATCTCTTGGACGGATTGATTCCGCAGATTCGCACAATTATGAAATAATTGGCAATGTACACGAACAACCAGAACAAAAGGATAAGTGATGACTTGGTATTTATTATGTAAATTATGGGGATTACAACCAACAGAAGAGGAATTACCGTTCTATGTTTTGTGTTCACTACTATCAGTGATTTGTGAAATAATATCGGTGTGTGGATTAGTAGAATGGATTAAAAGCAAAGAAAGCAAAAAGGGAGAATGACGATGAATAGTTATAGCGGCAAATATATAGACCAAATGTATGGTTTTAGGAAAGCATTATATGCAACTATACCAGAATATAAAAAGTGGTTAAATAGCAAAGGTGTATATTATGGGGGTAATGTGTTATGATTGAAAAGATTACAAATCA